GAATTTGTGATATAAGATTTAGTAATCTTCTTGCAGACCCATTACTTTCTTTTATTATTATGTGTATACTATTTTTTGGTAAATCTATATGTTCTTCTTCACACACATATTCAGCTAAAGCATATAAACTTTCATCATCAATGTATTTTAATGTATACACATGACATCTTGTTTTTATTGTTTCAGGAACTTTATCAGGTTCAGTAGTGCAAAAGGAGAAGTATAAATGTTCTGGAGGCTCTTCTACTAGTTTTAACCAACTATTCCAACTAGATTTAGAAAGTTGGTGGCATTCATCAATTATGACAAAATATCTACCAGTACCCAACCAAGATTTTGTAGAAACTGTATTAGCTACATCTTTCATATCATCAATACCTGTATGAGTAGCTGCATCAATTTCTACAAGTTCAGCATCTAAATTTTGTGCTATGATCCTAGATATAGTTGTTTTACCAACACCAGACCCACTTATAAATAAGAAAGAATGTGGGACTTTATTAATATCAAATAAATGTCTAATTGATGATATTGTAGCATCTTGCCCTAATACCTTATCAAATGAATTTGGTCTATACTTTCTATGTAAATCAGTTATCATAATTACTCCTCAAAAAATCCAATTTTTTTCACTTCATAAGACGTATCATACCTTATATTGTTTCCTTTTGGGTATTGTAATCTACAATACTTAAAATTCTCTAACATAAACTTTATTTCTTTTTTATTTCCTAAAAATTGAAAATATCTATGTTTAGTTTTTTCTTCTTTAAGAATTTGGATATAATCAGGCAAACTGTTTTTACTTCTACTCCCAAACAAAGAAACTACAGTTCTTGGATGTAATATTTTTCCTGTTTGTTTATTTAAATAAATATTTTCTTTTCGTGTCATTCCTGTATAAATCCAATTTGTAGCTTGATAGATATACCCATGATGTCCAACTCCTTCATCAGAATATGATACTAAAATTAAAGGTTTTGGTAATAATGCAAAAGTTTTAGATACAAAAAAAGATAAAGAATTCTTTTCTAGATTTTCATTTGTTATTAGTCTATTTAATTCTAAAATATCAACATCAAATGGTAATTTTTTATTAAATAGATTTTGTGGATTATTCATCATCCTAGCAGGAGGTCCATAAGTACAAACACCTACTATTTTATTATTTTCATTTCTTAGTCCAAAAGCATATTTTATTAAAGGAATTCTTTTGGCATAATGTTTATATAATAACCAATCTCTATAATCATCTTTGGTTATTTTTTCTATAGATAATTTTTCTTTTATACCCATATTTGCACCTCTTATATTATATTTACCCACCTATTATTTTTATACTCCCAAAAATCTAAAGTAGTAAATTTACATAAATCTTTTAGTTCACCCCAATTTGTTCCTGTTGATATTTCTACTTCTAGTGGAACAGTTATAAAGTCATATGCTGGTCTAACCATTTCTTTTGCTATGAATAATACATCATCTTCAAAAGTTTCTTCTGGTATAAAGAAGCTTAAATCATCATGGATATTCAGTCTATATTGGTATTGTGGTTTATCTAATTCGTGTGCTAACTTAGAAAGCCTATTTCCAGCACATACGCAAATATCAAATGATGCTGTATTCTGAATTGGTAGATTTATTATTTCATTTTTCTTCATTGGCATTCTACGCCTTCTACCAGTTAATGATTGTACATATCCATACTTATCATAAAATTTTAATGTATCATCTTGCCATTTTTTTACACCAGTATAAACACTCCAAAATTCATCAAAAATTTGTTCCATAATTCTTTCAGGTATTTTGTAAGTTCTAGCATAATAATCTATTACTGAATATTTGGATGCACCATAAAATATAGCAAATGTTAAATTACTTTTGTTATCATTCCTTAAATCTTTTTTAGTTTTTACATAATCTAACACTTGTGGGTATAATTCTATCATTCTATCAGTCCATCTCATGTGTGTATCTTCTCCAGACCAAATAGCACCTGAGAATTCTAAATCATTACTAGCCATTGCTAAGCATCTAGCTTCTAGCTGTCCATAGTCTATGGCAACAAATATATAACCATCTGGAGCTTTTATCATATTTCGTATTTCTCTATTAGCGTGTTTATTAAAATTCTGAAAATTAATATCACTATCATTTTCTTCATCTTCTTTACCAGAAGATAACCTACCAGTTGATGTAAACAAATGATTGTAATTTGGGTGGACTAGCCCATTTATTGTTAGTGATTTAACTTTATCTACATATGTACTTTTAAGTTTAGTATAAGCTCTATAATCAGTCACATATTGGGCTAAAACTATCCCTTTATTTTTATATGATGCCATAACTTCATTATCTACAGAAAACTTGCCTTTCTCTGTAATTTTAATTTGTGGTAACTTTAACATATCTCGAAATATAATAGTTAGATGGTCTGGAGACATTATATTAAATTTACCTTTTGTCTTGGTGAACTCTTTGACTTCCTTAAGTTTACCAATACTAACATCTAAATCTTCTAATTTAGAAGAATAGTCAATATCTAATTTATTTACCCAATAATCATCAGTAGGTAATCCAAGATTTTGTGTAATAGCTAATGATAAAGCGGTATCCACTAGATTCCTATAATTAGACTTAAAAAACCTATCTACTTTTGGTTTTTGTTTCATAAAAAGCTTATGTTCATATTTGCTGTCTAGACCATTGTATAAAAGTAATTTATCTAATGGATTTTTTTCTATATTTTTAAAGTCTATATCAGATATAGGTTTTAAATTAAAACCAAAATTAATTAATGTTAGTCTATCTAATTTCAGCATCCCCTCCTTTTTAGCAGTTCTTTCATCTAATAATACAGCCTGTGCCATAGAATCTTCCCATGTATTTTCATACAATACCCTTTTATCATTATATAGGGAATATAACCATTCAGCTTCAAATTTTAGATTATGTGCTATCTTACCAGATTTTTTCAACAAAAAATCATACAAAATATTCTTACATTTAGTAAGATTAACATTACGGTTTCCAAAATTCCAAGCACTTATATGGTCTAATGGAAAAGCTATAGTGTGTGAATAAGTACCTATAGCACATGATACAATTTTAGAATTCTTGTTATATGGTTTTAGTGTTGTTGTTTCTATGTCTATAGCTACATATTCTTCATCTAACATTCGTTCTAATTCAGCTTCAATAAACTTAATATCATTCTGACTGTTACCCATGACGATAATTATATTATCAGTATGGTTGTTTTCTACATACTCTGGCTTTTCATAGTTATTAAGAACAAAATCAACTATAAACTTCATGTCTAAGTCAAAACATTTATCTAATTCATTTACATAATCATTTCTTCTGTTTCTCAAAATAAAAGATGGGTGAAACATAGAATAAAACCAACATACATGATTACCAACTTTTATTGGTATTAATCTACCTCTCCACAATGTTATTTTATTACCATCTACAAATGTTTTAAGAGGGATTCCACCAAACCCTACTACTACAATAGGTTGTGTATCCTCAATATCTTGGAGTAATGAAGCTCTGCAACAACTTATTTCTATAGGGTTTGGTGTAATATTATCATTAAAACACCTTACTACATTATTCCACCTTATATAATTATCTACATCTTTTTTGTTTATGTATTTATATAAGGATTCTCTAAGGACTCTACCAGAACTTCCAACAAACTGTTCTCCCTCATCATCTTCATCAGACCCTGGAGATTCACCTAGAAAGTAGAATAACGGAGTGTTTGTACCTGTTGGTAACATTTTAGGTGAATTTATTTTTAAATTATTTCTTGGGCATACATAACACCCATATTCTTCTGCTATTTTTAATTTTGTATCTTTTATTTTAGTTTTAGTATTGGAAAAAAAGAACCCCATTAATACCTACCTTATCATTGATGTTAATATATATGTAAATAGCCCAGATTTCCCATACATAATAACAGACTTATCATTTAGAACAAATTTAAAGTCATCAATAGCTTTTAAACCATTAACAAATTTTTCAATATTATAATCGCAGGATATGGGATTTAATAGATTTTCAATGTCTACAGTCTCTTTTATATTACACAAAGTTGATGTACTACTTACATCTATAGTATTACTTGTAATATCAAGGTGTATTATATCAGTTCCACTGTTAATAGATTTAATTCTATTAACTGCTTCTTTAAATTCTGTTGGAATATTTACAAATACAGTATCATCTTCAAACCTGTTTATAACAGATTCATAATCTAATAATGTCAAATTTGTGTCTATTTTAGTATACACTTTTATATCACCAAAGTCTGCTTCTAGAATATCTTTATCAATGTAAAGATTTACATTTGTATTATAAAGTTTTAGTATCTGTTCATAAAATAATGGTGGAATTAAAAAAGACATATCATTAACTATATCAGTTTTATATTTACAGATACTAGCATTATTAGTAGAATATAAAGTATCTCCAACCACAGCTATGCCATATTGTTGTGGTCTTATATCATTTTTAGGAACTGATATTTTACACTGTTTAATGCCATCTATAAAATCCTTAGTTATCTCAAATAATAACCTCTTTTTCTTACTTACACCAAATTGTATAAAATCTTCTATGGGTATTGTAACAAGTGATACTTTGGATTTCCCTGATTTTAAAATCAATTTATTGCTATCATTTTTGACATCTACACCTCTATCAATATAAGCTGTTAAAACCTTAATAAAGTCTTTACTATTAACACAACCAATAAAATCTGTACTAAAATCAACTTTCATACCCTGTACACCATTAAAAGCCTCTATGGTTTTACCAGTGAAACAAAACATAGAGAATATAGGACTAATACGTGAATTAGTATTAGTAATAGGAAATAATTTATTACACACCTCTAGTAAATTAGTATCAATCTGCATTACCTTTCCTCCTAATATTGATTATTACACTATTAATATAGGATTTTATTTTTGTGTCCAGTTTAGTCCAATCATCATCAGAAAATGATGCATCAATTTCTGTTACTATTCTTTTTACGAATGTACAAGTATGTTCATTAGGTAATCGTAGACAATGTGTTAGACTTTCTAACTTATCCAACATTCCCACTATTTATCTCCTTATTAAAAAATATTATTAATTTATCAGCTAAATCTTTTATTTTAGTCATATCCAATATGACTTTATCATAGTCAGTTCTGTTTAATTCTTTTCTATTTCTAAAGGCATACTTTATAATGGATGTTAGTGCATAATCCTGAAACATACCACCCGATTTATACAGGTCAATAGGTTCCACACTACCAGTCTTATAATGGTCACTGCCAGTAAAGTTATTCATATGCTCCCCAATTTATAAGCATCTTTAGCTGCTAAATAATATTTTCTATTACCAGAATTAACAAGTGTAGTCTTCACCACATTAATAGTTTCCTTATTAACTGTAGTTTCTTTTTCTGTGGTAATTACATTATACTTTCTGATTTCTTCTGGTGGAAAAAGTTTTCTCATTCTTTTAGCTACTTTACCATTCATTATTCTTCCCCCCTTACTTTTGATAATGTGTTTTTAAATAGACAGTTGGATATAAGCAGTAACCCGAAAGATTGCAAAAAATCTATAGTCGGAAAATCAAATAATTCAGGTAGTATCAGATTCCACATTAACCGTACAATAGTCGCTTCTATCAACATTGCTACTAACTGAACAAATAATGAAATCAACTGTGTCATAATATTACCCCTTTATATAGTCTTTAGTAACTTGTATAAGATTATTATACCCAAATAACTTCTTCAGCATTTTATTCTTACTCCACCCTTTTCTTTTTACATCAGTAGTAGATAAGAATGTGATAACATCCCTTATAATTTGTGGGGCTAATGCCCTCTTTATTCTAAAGTCTGCTTCTTTTTCCAAATCAAAAACACTATCTGTTTCCAAATCTTCAAAATATTCATGTGCTTCATTATATTTACTAGCCTTAACTGATAAATCATTTATCATATTATTTATACTACTTTTCAATAAAGCCACAAATTGAGCATCTTCTACATCACTATACTTATCAACACATGTGTGGTATACAATCCAACATTCCTGCATTAAGTCATCCAAGTCAATACATAATGGTTTCACCCTCCATAGATTTGTATAACATATTCTGAAACATATGTTCTTTACTAAGCTATTATTCTCCCAGTTTAACATTTTTCCTCCTGCACTTTTCCTTATTTGCCTTTTTCTTCTTGTCTACAAAAATTCTATTTCTTTGTGAAATCAAAGCAAACTCAATTCCAAGTTTAGGTCTTTTCATTTTTTTCTTAACCATTTCTTTAATTCACTACAAGTTTTAGCGAAACTACTTTTTTTTATGCCATTCTTATCAGCAATGTAATATAAAAGAGTCACAGCTTCATTAAGTGTGTCTTTAATTATCCTAATATCACTATTCATACAATTCAAACAAAATTTCTTACTTGGATTTTCTAGTATTGGAATTTCTTCTAGTTCCATTTTTTCTTCTTTTTTTCTTCGTCCCATAATCACCTCTTATCAATCCATACTTATCAGTATAAGTACAGTAGTCAACATATAAAGCTTTCAAAATGTCTTTATCAGAACATCCTATAAATTCTGGATATAATTCTTTTATATCCTTAGATGCAGTTTCTACTTTTACAATATCACTACTTCCATACCTAAGATACAACATTCCACCATCTACAAAACACTCTTGACAAAAGCAGTATCTAAAATCATGCCTATCTCTAGAAAATACAAAGCTATGACATTCTGGACAAATTATACCATGAACTACCATGCAAACTCCTTAGATATATAATCCATTACTTCTTCTTGTGTTAATTCTCCTGCATCCTTTTTTCCCTTAAACATAAATAACTTTAACAGTACGTTAGGCATAAAAGATAACTTATCTGATAGTGTAATAGATTGATATTCCACACCAGTATCTAACAGTACAATTACTTTATCATATAGTTGATTAATCTGTGCTAATAAACTAATCTGTTCAGTCCTCATAGATGTAGTAAATATACATGTAGCTTGTATAGACTTAGGTGTATAAAAATCTATTTTTAAAGCATCAAATATACCTTCACATATGAATAATATTTTACCCCCTTTCAAATTATCTAAATTGTATAAACAGTGTTTTGCATATTGTACCGATTCTTCTTTAGCTAAATCCTTATACCGTAAATACGGATTTGATTCTATACTTCTTCCAACCCATGTCACTAATTGATTATTATTATAAATAGGAAATATTATTCTATTTTGCCATTCACCTGATATACAACACCTAATATCATACATATCAACCATTTTATCTATATCACTAAATCCACGATTTATCAGATAGTGGTAAAAAGGTCTTGTTGCAATATCAGAATATGATATTTTATGAAAGTTTTCAGGCATTATAATTTCTTTCTTTCCTACAACCTTTTCTTTATTATAACATATTTTATCAGAAAAGTCAACTGAAAAATCATAGGATGATAATAAAAGTTTAACTTCTTTTTCAGTGAACCCCAATACTTCCATAAATAATTTTACAATATTACCACGATGTTCATTATTACGCCAACAAGCAAAGAAATTCTTTTCAGGATTAATACCTAAATGGAAATTATCATCATCACCACAAAATGGGCAATTTAATCCTATATACCCTTTAGATACATTTTTTCCAGTAAGTGCATATGGGATATTATATGCTTTTAGTATTTCTACTATATTGTCTTTATTCATTAGTTAATACCTTTTTCAACTTCTTTAGGCTTTTATTATGCACTTGACCAACACGTGATTCAGATATATTTAATACAGATGCAACTTCTAAATATGACATACCATTCCAGTAAATAAGTCTTAAAATATCCTGTTCACGTTTTGTCAAAGAATCTAATCCTTTTAGAAGTTCACCAGTCTTTTCTCTATTTATTATTAAATCTTCTGGATTATCTTCCCTTAAAATATTTACTACATCATCAATAGATACTTCAGTATCTTTATATTTATTGTTTCTATCATACTGTTTTACCCAATCACTCATTGCCCACTTTACTTTATTAAAAATAAAAGTAGATAGCTGTGCTCTATCTTCATCATAATCTTCTATATTGTCTATTACTACCATATATCCAAGATTAATTAAATCATCAGCATGTGCTGGGTCAAAAGAATAGGCTAATTTTTTTATTGCATATTTCCAATCATCAATTAGTTTTTCTGGCATTTTTTCCTCTTAGGTTGTTTATATATTACTTCTAATACTGAACCACAATGTCCACATGTTCGTATCTTTTTTATTTTAAAAATCTTTGCACCATCAATTCTATTACCCTCATTATCATATGAACCATTTGTTGTGTCAACCAAATTGGTATATACAAATTCTCCGCCACACCTTGGGGCAAATATTAGATTCTGTGGTATAAACATCCTCATGCGTTAAATGTCCATTTTCACATAATTTTTGAAAATATCCTTCAAACAACATACATACCCCCCTATAATTTAGCATCTATCAAGTTTTTGAACACAGTTTTCCCTTCACGTAAATATTTTTCTATTTTTTCTTCAACAGAATCTTTAGTGATTAAAGAATAAATATATACTCTTTTAGTCTGTCCACTTCTATGCACCCTCTTCAATGCTTGTTTATAATCTATAGAACTCATAGGAAGTTCATAAAATATTACATAGTTAGCATATTGTAGATTTAGACCTATCCCAGCACTTTTAGTATTAGCAACTAACACTTTACAGTTTGGATTTGTTTTAAAGTTTCTTTCAGCCCCTATTTTATCTTTAGTTCCACCATACAATCTTTCAAATCCTATCTTTTCTTTCTTCAACCTATCACATACTATATCACCAGCTATTATATGGTCAAGAAATACTACCACTTTTGAATCTTCTGGTGTGCCTACAATCAATTCAACTAAAGCTTCAAGCTTTGGAATGTTTTTAAATACTATTGCTGATTTTTCATCTTCTTCATTTTTAAATGTAATAAAACCAGAACATACTTGTCTTAACTTTTCAAAACTATTTTGTTTTACTTCTATATTTTTTGAAGAATTGAATTCTTTAACAGTAGAAAAGTAATCATCAATAGCTTCATCAGATAATAAAACTTTTTGTTTTACAAAAATCTTTTTTGGTAAATCTAATATTTCATCTTCTTTATATCGTAAAGATTTATTAGATATCCATGAATTTAATAACTTAGTATATTTCTTTTTGAATTTAAAATCAGCACCACCCCAGTGGTTTATCTTTTTGGAAAATAAAGCTTCTGCAAACATACCTTTTGTTTCACCAAGTGTTTCACCACCATCTATTAAATAGAAGATAGACCATAAATCCATAGGGTCTCTATTTAATGGTGTACCCGTAAGACCATATTTTAAAGGTATACTTTTAGCTAAACTTTTACATATCTTAAAAGATAATGATTGACTATTTTTCATTTTGTGTATTTCATCCCACACAATAACATCAAACATATTACAAAACTTTTTTATTTTTTTATCATCTTTAACCCATTTACCATCTTTCCCATTAGTTAATAAAAGTAATAATCCTGTATAATTTAAGAAATATAAGTCAGTGTCAGTTGTTCCTAACAAACTTTCTCTTTCAGCTTTTGTACCCATTAGAATAGTATAACTTAAATTAGAATGTTTTTCACATTCATCAGCCCACGTATATACAGTAGAAACATTAGGCGATAGTATCAAACCCTTCTTCCATTCATTTTTTCTATAGGTAAGTAAATCAAGTATTATTTTCGTTTTCCCAGCCCCCATCTCTAATAAATACAAGAAGTTATCATTATACTTACCAGCTACCATACTTGCTAATTGGTGTGTATAGGGGGTGGTTTTAAAGTCTAAAGATACTTCTTCTTCGAGTTTATCTCTTTTTATATCTTTTAGCCATTCCCAGCTATCTAATTTTCTATTTAAGAAATTATTTATTATTTCTGGATTTAACATTCTTATTTTCTCTTTTCCCTTTCAATAAACCCTAAAATATCTGTAACTCTTTGTGGGTAATAATCCCATTGGTCAACACCCACATTCACCATATAAACTATCTTCTCACCTGTATTTATTTTCCTAAACTTAAATACTGAATGAGAATGCCCAACAAGATTAATTTCATATTCTAACCTCATATCCTGTGGTCTGTGTGTTACCCATATATCTTTGTTTGATATAGATAACTCCAATCCTCTTACCCTAACAACATTGAAATTAGACTTTTCATGGTTTCCCCTAATAAAATACTTTATACCATTTAGTTGCTTGATATAGTCATATGGTGTTTTTGTAGTACCTTCACCTTTCTTACCATTGGCAGTATTATGGAACATAAAATCACCTGCTATAATAATCTGGTCAAATGGTTTAACACGTGCATTCCATCTTCTTATTAACTCAGAATCCATGTGTTCTAAGTTCTTGAATGGTCTATTATCATAGCGTATGCAATTTTCATGCCCAAAGTGGGTGTCTGCTGTAATAAATAGATTAGACATTAGTAACCTCTTTTTTATTTAAAACATCCCAATAAGAATTATTAATCTTAACACTTGATAAAGCAAATTGCCCTATACTGTAGTTTTGTGATATCAATATAACATCCCCATCCCTGCCATTTCTTCCTTTATCAATATAAAGTCTTGCCAACCCTCTTGCTTTTTCTTCTGCTGTCTGATTATATATAATCAATACATCAGATGTTTTAACTTTACTAAAATCTTCTGCTAAATTTTTCCTTGTTATTAATACCTGTCCTTCTGCTGTCCTATTAGTTTGTGCTACAGTTACAACAGGTATATTCCTTGTTACTGCTATACCTCTTAATTCCACACAAGTTCTACCTAAATCTATCCTTAATCTTTCAGGGTCTATATCCATTAAATCAAGATAATCCACTAAGATAATATCTGGTATAAAATTATGATATGTTTCAAGGTTATCTAAATATCTTGTTAAACCATTAATGGAAAGACTGCCTGTAGGAAATTCTTTAATTACTAAATTTGTTGTAGGTCTTAAAGTTTTTTCCATCCTTTCTTTAAGGTATGGTATAATTCCTTCATCCCTTAAAGTTTTAACTTTTGGTACTTTTGAAAAATTAATTCTATATAGTTCTCCATTTTTTTCAGTTTCAAATACAGCATTGTATTCTTGTAAATCACTAATCTTTGAAGATAAGCTAAATAGACTTTGGAAGTACCTTTGTATTAATCTTTTTTCCCCCATTTCAAGGGTAACATGTAGTATTTTTTTTCTTTGCAATAAAGCAAATTTAGCTATATGAATTAAAAACCAACTTTTACCTCTTGATGGGGGGGCAACAAATGTATACAGTTCTTTCTTTGTTGGCACATGTTCAAGAGTATCTAAAGTTTCTATACCTGTATAAATTAAATCTTCTTCAAACGTATCTATTGAGTTAAATATTTCTTCATTATTTACATTGAATATAATTCCAGGGTCAAACGTTGTAACTAATGACTTCTTAGAATTACTTAATACATCTTCCGCTTCTTCTACTTTTCCATACTGTAATAATTCCATTACTTTTTTAGTAGATTTCTTTAATGTCTGTACTTTTATAAATCTTTCTAATTCATTTAATACATAATCTACATTAATGGAATTACTATTATCATATAAGTTACTTAATATCTTTTTATATATATCACCATTGGATTCACTATTTAATTCCTTTTCCAATAAATCTGCAATATGTTCTTTTGGTGATTCTCCAAACCCTTTATAAAAATCTATTGCCTTATCAGCAATAGTCTTATAGTATATGTTTTCAAAGTGTCCTACTTCAATATTAGATACTAATGTTGCTATTTTAGTATCATTAAATACTAAAAGTGTTAATATATTTTCAGACAGAGATGCAGAAAAGTTTTCAGACATAATCATCTTCCCTTTCTTTTACTAATCTTATTACTTCTTTCTTTACAGTTGATAGGAAGAAATCAAATCTACTTTCAAAATCATTTTCACGTATCAATTCATTTGATTCTAATTCCTGCCCATCAATATTTATTTTTATATTTACTGCATCATACCCTTTTATTTCTTTTGATGGTTTTATTCGTATAGACAATTCTTTAAGTTTCATATCACACCTCAGATAATAATTTATCTGTATCCCTATTGTTTATAAGTATTTCATTTATTATTTCCCTATATAGTTTTAATATAATCCCCAATATCCATTCTTGTATTATGTTTCATACTACCTCCTTAATTAAACCATTTAATGATTGTGTCACCTTTATACCCTTTAACCCAAATATACCAGCAATAAGCTACAGCACTACTCCCCTCAAATATTCCATTTTTACCACACCTTAAACGTGAACTTGATACATATACTATTTTAGGGGGATTTTTAATAAATAAATTTTTACGTTCTTTCCCTTCAAGAAATTGTACTTTCAAGAACATGGCTACTTTATTACCATCTGGTATTATGCTTAATGATTTCTCTATAAACTGTTGTGCATACTTATAAGGGGGATTTGTTATAATATCACCATCCCAAGTTCCACCAACTTTTAAGAAATCTTCGTACAAATCACCATACCCTCTATCTACTAAATCCATACTCAATACATCATACCCATGTTTTTTAAGCACTTCACTTATATGCCCTTCACCGCAAGCTGGTTCTAAAATACTTTTATTAAATGTTTCCAAACTTAGTAATAATTCTACAGCCTTTGGTTCTGTAGCATAATAATCATTTTCTTCTCTATCTTCATCTGTGTGAGAAGATGCAGCAAGGGTCACATAAATACTTTTCTTGTTACCAGTCCAATCTTTTGGCACTTACACCCCCTTTATGTTATATATTATAACATATTTTGACAAAAAAATCAAGATAAAAATGAAAAAGCATCAGACATAGCTTTAGTTATGTCAATCCCAAATTCACGCATTAACCAATTTTCTACATATCTTACGTTTACAGGCTGTAGTTTAGTGTTAAATATTTTAACACTTTTTTCTTTCAAATCATCATCAAAAGGTAACGTAGTTAATTTCAAGTGATAATTTATTATATCCTGATAAGGTTTTAAATAGATGTTATATAATTCTTTATCAGTTAAATATTTAATAGCTTTGTGTTCACCGATACCTTTTCTAATATTAGGTACATTATTATGATTTCCAGCTATAGCCTGAACTGTCGCCCACTGTGAAGGTTCTATTTTTGGGTAATCTTTCTTGAAAGATTTTATAGTATATAAACCTTTATTCTTATGTAATGAAACTTTATCTGAAAGAGTTTGAAATAAATCTGAATCATTACTTGCTATTATAAACAATCCTTCATTAAATTTCACAAGTGTTGCTAATAAATCATCAGATTCATAACCGTTTTCTACCCAAAAAGGTAAATTAAATTTACTAATAAAATCATCACAGTAGTTTCTACTTTCATTTATATAATCACTGAAAGTAGAATCACTATATTTCTTTCTATCCATTTTAAGTTCTGGTAATAAATCCCTTCTTTTTAATTTTTTAGAATCTCCACAAATAATAATCTTATCTGGTTTATATAAATTTATTAAATAAGAAATTTGTGTTACAAATCCAAAAAGTAAACCTGTTTTCTTTTTGTGGTAGGATAGATTATCATATCTTCCAACATACCTATACAATAAATTATTGAA